GTCTTTGTATTTAAGGTTTTAAAGGTAACTTTAGAAAGCTCATTTATTGTCTTAATAGAATTCTCTAACTTCTTAATCTCACTCTTATTCTTAGCAGAATTTCTAAGATTCATTATAAGATCAAGTTCTCTTTTGGAGGGCATTTTAAATCTCCTAATTCTTTTCCTTTGGTCTCATTTCTTCTTCAGCTAAAGATCTTTCCGAAACAATAAAATTTCTAACTTCAAAATATAATAAGCTTTCTCCAAGTAACGTATCTGATGTTGGAAGAACACCTACTTCTTCTGACCAATTAACGAGTCTTATATAAAATAATGCCCGTTCTGTTATCATTGACTTAGGACAACCTGGGGTTCTGTAATTCCCTAAAATGAACTCTGCAGACTTACCAAACCGGACCCTACTGTTACACACAATGCACCCAAAAGAGCCATCCACGTTCCTGTAAGTGTCCTTAAATTTAACTTCCCCGCACTCATTACACTTGCCAGGCTTATCCCATTCACAATTTCGATCATTCTTTAAAGTTTTATGAGTTTCACAAAAAGTACAATCAAAAGAGTTTATATTAGAAATAAATTGCTGAGCAACGCCCCATCTTACAGCAAGACGAAGCTCTTCAATCAGTCCGAGTCTGCAGTACTCTCTCCACGAATAAACTCTGCAATATTTCCTCTAGTTTCAGGATCTATTTTATTAAGATTTTTATCCATTACATTATTCGCTTTTTGGCGACTGACATTTCGAGGAATATCTTCCCATTCTACTTCTTCTCCATCTTCAAAGAAGAAATTCTTCCAGCCCCTAAGACCATTACGAAGAACTTCAACTTCTTGTGTTCCAGCTCTTAAAAGCTCTTCTCTTTTTGCCCCAAACCCTTTAGCAGAATATACTTGATCTGTTATTCTAGCAGACATATTAACATCTAATGGCTTACACAAAAACACAAGCCTTTCTTCTGCAGGAACATCATCCTGCCCTTTAGGTTCAAATTCCAAAGTCTGATCAGGTTTTAATCCAAATATTTTTCCCATGTCGAAATCTCCTTTCAAATTTAGTGAAGAGATAATATATAAATAAAAGTCCCTAGTTCCAAAGAATGATCTAAAAAAGAATTTTCTATAGTTATTATAAAAGAAGGGAGTACAATGCCCCTTCTCAAAGCATACCCACTTAAAGAAGCTTGATATGCTCGCAAGTATTAAAAGAAAAATAATAAAAGGCATCCAGAAAAGGATACTTAGCTTGAAGAGAATTGAAATAGACACACATAATTTCCTCCTTTCTTTATTTGAAGAGGGAAAGAGAGGAGAGGGGGTATTAAGTGTCCCTCTCCTATTAATGGGTTAGCCAAGGATCACTGAGGTAAGAACCTTTATGTATCCTTATATATAAGGAACATCAGAAACAATTGTTATTCTGAGCTCCGGAATATTATTAGTATCATCCCACATAGCAATATATGGAAAATCAGTTGTGATGATATTCTCATCTGATGCTGTAGGTGTAGTACCATTAAATTCAATATTCGGTTGTCTAATTGTCATCGAATATTGAGAGGAACTATTTCCAAGAGCTGTAGTGTTAATATAAGTTGGAGAAGTAAAAACCATCACCAAATTAGCAGAAGTTCCATTAATAAATTTCCTATATAAATCAAGATCATCAAATTCAACATTTAAGGTTCCTTCGATGTTTCTTTTCTGTTCAGGAAGCTTACCACGAGTTCTCTTGCCCAAATGGTACTTTTCTCCATACAAGTTATTATTCAATGTAGCTGTCCACCCCATAATATCTTCAGTTACCCCATCTAAAGTAAGAACACCTTCGAATCCTGAGAATGGATCTACATCAGCGTAAACCGCTGTCGTTGCAGCTTTAATTGTTTCAAAGAACCAAGTATCTCCAGCTACAAGAGAAGTATCATCTGGGAAGAAAATTGTAAATCCAGAATCAACATTTGCTCCTGTTCTAACTTCACTAGCTTCGGTTGCAGAAGTTGTAACAGTGTTTCCGTAAGTTCCTCCGGCAGTCTTCTTAAACCTGATCGTAGCTGTCCCAGGAATACCCCCTGTAACAACCTGCACATAGAACTTAATAGAATCACCTGCATCTGAACCTATATAATCTCCCCATACTACTGGCAAAGACTTTACACCAGTATACTCAAAATTAAATACAGTATAATCTGAAGAGGTTATATCTGTTGCAGGATAATGGTTAAGAGTTGTACTTAGAGCCGCAGGAGCAGCATAATCAGAAATCTGACAATCAATATACGACAGGTCATTAAGGTAATCAACAAGACCACCTAATTTCTGAAGATTATAAACTGTTCCCGTTTCAGGGTCTATATAAGGTTCATTAATGTTGTGAACAATGTCTTCACTAGTTCCATCAATCTCTAAAGTAACTGTATAGTTACTAGAATCGATAGCTAGAGTGGCTGTGGAGTTATCTCCAGTATATCTAATTTTAAAAGCGTTTTTAGCATTTCCTGTGTTACCTGGAACAGCTACAGGGGTAGAAGCAGTAGTTCCACCTTTTGCCATTACCCCAAATGTCCCCATAAAAAATTCTGTAGGAACAACACTTAATTCCATAGTGTTAATTTTTGCTCCAGAATACAAGAAAGAAGCTATATCTCTCCCTGCTTCCAGAGACATTCCCGCAGGAAGATTAGATCCTCCTTGAATCTGATGAGAATAAACGCCCCATTCAGTTCCAACTACCCATCTATCATTCGGAGTCTTTAGAATATCAATATTCGAACACTCCTCAAGACAGTTGCTATTATCTGTTCCTGCTAAATAATCATTAGCGTGAATAGTTGCTTGCCATACTCCCTGCATAGCCTGATAAGGACTCCAACAGGCAAGGTTCGCATGGGCATTTATAGCCGCCATCACTTCAGCGATCGTATCGTAAGAGCCACTCGTAAGATCAAGAGTAAGATCTGCCCCTACCGTCATATCTATAGCAAGTTGTGTCGCAACTCCTGCCACATGGGTAATTGCTAATTCACATTTTGTTTCTGCATTATTCGTACATTCAATAATGAACGCAGTATCTGTGCGAGAAGAAGTAACGTCTCCTAGGGCGTGCTTGAAGCAAGTTTCAAATCCTTTAGGAGCAATTTCAGCATCAAAATCTCCTCCTGTAGATTCTACTCCTCCGACTCGTTTATGGACAGCACGGTCAGATCTTAAGGCTGAAGATATCAAAGCTCCAAGTTCAGAAATGATTGTTTCTCCATTCATTTCTATAAAATTATCTGGAGTTTGTTGCTGACACCCCCAGGCCCCTTCTTCTGAAAATCCCAACTGTCCACGAGCTCCGACCGCTGGTCCAACATAAAGTGCACACATATAGTTTTCCCACCTCCTTTCTAAAAATAGGAAGCTTACTTCTAATTAGTTATATTGTACTTCCATAAAAAAAAATTTAAAATTAATCTAAAGTTTCTTTTTAGAGCTTCTCCTAAAGAATTCCCTACCGAATTCTTTTAAGACGTTATTGTAGTATGGTAAAGTTTCTTAACCAGAAGATTCACCATACCTCCTGCCAAAATTCTATTTCCTCTTCGTTGAGGAGCCCATCTCGTTCCTGTAATTTCTGTTCCTAATTTAGGAACAAATCCGTTTAAGGTTATATTCTTTTTTAATAAATCAGAAATTTCCCATAAAACATAAGTTATTTCGTTTCTTTTTGTTTCTTCTGTTAAATCAGCATGATAATACCATACTTCAAGATTCATATGTATCGTATATTTCATCCTGGATAAATTTTGAGATGCTCTCAGCTCGTCTCTAGATCCAGTTACAATTACAATAAAACAAGGAGTTCTAGGATTAAGAACATCTTCTTCATAATACTCCTTAATTTCTCTTTTGTTTTCAGAAGCGAACTTCTTAAGAACCTCTATACAGTTTCGAACTGCATTCCTAAAATAGTTATCTTCATCTCTTAAATTAATGGTTCCCACTTATTCCCTCACTCCAATGGCTAGAAACTTTTTCTTCTAGATAATCTAAAAGAAGATTTTCTTCTGCTTCGCTTATAAACAAAAAACCTTCTTCAGAAATGATACCTCTTTGTTGAAGATAATTAAAGAAAATATTTGGATATCCTCCCCATCCTCCAACTTCTGTGAAAGCGTCTGCGTTTATTGAATATCTAAAAGACCCATTTCTAATTTTATATTCTCCTGGGCCTGTAGTGATTATAACCCCAGGTTCTTCAGATTCTCTAAGATCTCCAATAAAAGTTCCAGTTCTTCTACCGACCCTAGGGCTAGAAAGAGGAACTGCAGAACTTCCTTTATAAGTTCCCACTTCCCTTCCTTTCTTTCTTGCCCATTCTCTCCATTTTACAGTAGATTTTTTAACGCTATATCGAGTTATACGATTAGCCGTATTTCTTGCAACTTTTTTAACTTCATCTTCTATATAACTCCAGGTGTCAGGAGGAAACTCTTCAAGCTTCCTTAAGATGTCCCTCCCTATTGTTAAATCTCTGGGATCAAATTCTACTGTGAATCCAAAATCAACAAGCATGATTATCTCTCATATTCTTTATTTTCAGAATCAGAAAGTTCATCTATATCAATCGTTCCGTCGCCAACACCTTTTACTCCAATTTCTGTTATTAAAGAAGCTCTTGATTTCCAAATAGGCCCTCTTCCATGCCCCAATACATATTCATCAAGAGTTTCTTTTGCGGAAGTATTCCATTTTTCAACAGGAGATTCTCCTTCTGGAGCTATTCCTGCATAAACAGAATTGAAGATATCATAAGCTGTAAATCTAATACAGGCAAACTCAATAGCTTGAGGAAGTTCTACACTCGTACTATCATAAAAAGAAACATTATCTAGTGTTCCAAAGGTTCTTTCAAGATAAGAGTTTATTCTTCTAGTTGCATCAACAATGAATTCGTGACCATCGTCTTCACTTACATCAGAATTTGCAGTAATATAATATTTATCTTCTGCAAGTGCGGCTCCACTCCAATTAGCAGCAGGAACAGAAAATTTACCTTCTGCAATAAATTCAGAAAATCTATTTCCCGAACCTAAGTTTCCTACAATTTCTCCTGTTACATCAAAAGAAGTAGAATCTGTAAATTCAAAAATATATGTTTCATGTTTAGCAAAAGAATCAACAAAAGACACTCCGCTTAGGGCTATTGTCCCTGTATTATTAGAACTCGCTTTAAGGTCCCTATATTCGCCGGAAAAACAAACTTTAGCTTCTCTATTACTTACCGAACGGAGAAGCCTTTTAACATCAGATATTTCGCAATAAATTCGAGACATTATTTTTTATTTTTTCTTTCGTTTAGCCTTTAGAGCTTCTCTTTCTTCTGGTAAAAGCTTTCTGACATTTCCTGATTTAAGTTCTAATAAAGCAATTTCCTTCGGGAGGCTAATCATTTGCCCTATTTTAGGAACAAATGATTGACCCCCCTTAAATCCAGGAATCCTATATTTAAGATTAGTTTTCTTCACTATCACTTTTGCTGTCGCCATTTTTTTCTCCTTGATCTTTCTATCAGAGATGATTATTAATTATGAAGAACGTCACGAATCATCAAAAAGGAAGTTCCATCTGCACAGAACTTAAACCCGTAAGTAGAATCGAAATACATTCTCCCTGCTTTAACTGGAGGAGCAGTAGTTCTCCCTTTAAAAGAAAGGAAATCTACTTTAGTATCCCCCCATAAATACCTTGCGTTTCCTGCCATTTTACTTCTCCTTTTTATAGAGATTTAATTAGGGGTAAACCCTAAACCTTTTAAGGTTCTCTCAAAAGTGAAAATTAATCATCTGATCCGGTTCCAGTCTTAACTCTCTTATACATATACCCTGCACTAGAGTTTGTGATTTTCGGAGAATAAACCTTGTTCACTTTAATGAACTCACCCTCACGATCATCATCCCTCCAGCGAACAACCTTAAAACCCTTACTGACAAAAGTTCTACCAAGAGTAAGATTGTCCCCAGGCTGAATATACGCAATAGGAACACGATACTTCATAATGTACTCGTATGAAGCAGTTTGGCCTTCGTCAGCAGTATTCCAAAGTCCATCAGAAATAACAACCTTCATATTCCTAAGAGAAGCTGGCATAGCATCCCCAGAAATAAGGCTTGCTGTATTGTACTTTAGAATTTCCCGAATAACAGGGTCTCGTGTAATCGCCTCGGCAACTTCCGTAGTAAAAGAAATCTGATTAGGTCTTTTACCTATTGCTTTAGAAATCGTTACGATTGCGTCTGAAAGGTCCTTTAGAATGTCAGGATCAGTACCATCGATCCATGCAGTTGTAGCTGTAAGATTAGAATACAAACTACCAGATTCAAGACCAGATGTTCCAAGAATTAAGGCCCAGATGTCAATTTCCTGTGAAAGTAAAACCTTTTCAGTGAGAAAATTTGTAACATCAATCTTTGGACGAACAGGGGCATCAGCATTTTGCATAGCCCTATCAGTTACGATGTCTTTAATCGCCCTCTCATAAGTAGAGTACGTTCCCTCATCGTAAGTCAAGGTCGCCTCTTCTGTAATCGCCCCATCAGCTTTCTTGGGAGCACCCTTAAAGAACCCGTCCTTATTAAATATCCTATACTTATCTGATTCTTTCTGTACAGGATACTCGGGAAGATATAAACTTCCTGTAAACTCGTTGTTCGTATAACGAACCGCCAAGCCGGTAAGAAATTTATCGTCCCTTACATTACCCTTTTGGACATTATACATTATCTATCACCTCCAATTTTTATAACAGAATATTTATCCGACGAAAGTCAGACCAAATCCCTTCATAAGAACGGGAATTTTATCTCCATCATCACCATCATTAAGGGCAATACCAAGAAGACCCCTAAGAGTTCCTCCTCCTGTAGGAGTAACGGGCTTAATAAGAGCGACTTCAGCATCATCAGAGCCAACGTTATTTCCTCTGGTGACAGTTTCAGCACACTCACATTTAACAATTGGACCACAAGAAACAGGAACCATTTCTCCATTTTTCGCATCAGAAAGCGCAACACCAATAACGGCAGTTGTAGTCGTAGTTGTATGAGCTTTAATTTGACGAAGGCTTGTTCCTAATTCTACTACATCCCCTTCTAAAATAGAAAGAGAACTTTCATTAGCCCCTTTATCCGCTCCTCCCCTATCATCACTCCCTTCTGCTAAGAAGTTCTGGATAAAGTCATTAGGGCTCCAACCGTAAGTGAAACCAGTTGCTTCAGTAGGCAACGCCATTTACAACACCTCCTTTATTCTTAAAATATTTCTAAAGTTCTCAAGCATTAATCAAAGAAACTAAAAATTATTCGATTTTTCCTTCCTTAGAAAGTTCAATCAAAGCCTCTTCGAAAGTTATTTTCTTCTCTTTTGCATAGGCATCAACATCGTCCAAAGAAACATCTTCTGATGTACCTGTAGGAGTAGTTACTGATGCTGAACTTTCACTTTCTGTAAACCTATGGTCTTCAGGAATCGACTTTAAAAGAGACTCAACAACCTCAAAGAAAGATTTTTCAACATCTTTCTTATTTTCTCCCTCACCTTCGGAAAGAGTAACGGAAAACTTCTTTGCACTTTCTGAAGAAGCAATGTTTCGAACAATTTCCAAAGTTCCTGGAAATGCTCCTAACCTCTTAAACTCTTCGAGCTTTCTTTCTATAAAGCTGGTATACTCCTTCTCTTCAAGAACCTTGTTAGATTTCATAAGCTTCGCAACAGTGTCTGATAAAGCTTTAACATCCTCAGAAAGATTCTTAAGCTTCTCATCTTTTTCTTTAAGCCTTTTATTGGCTTCGTCAAGACTAAGCTTAGTCGCCTCTAACTCTTCCAGAGTTTTTGTAGCTTCGTCATTACCACCGTCAGACAACTCCTTTACCGCAGCAGAAATTTCATCTAACTTTGTAGCTAAATCCTCAAGCTCTTTCTTCGAAGAGTCATCTTTCTTCCCTTCAAGCTCTTTAATTTTAGCCTTGATTTCATCCTGCTCTACCTTTAATTCTTCTAGGGTTTTCTCCATTGACTCGTTCACCTCCTTTGTTAATTGTAAATTTTCATCTTTAATTTCCTCTAACTGAATCTCTTTAACATCACCATCTTCATGGAGAGAAACAGGAAGCATCCCCTTAATAAAGGGTCGATTGGTTAATCCTCCACCAAGGGCCGTAGGCCCATGTGAAATTTTAGATTCACGTTCAATAACTGCTCCATTTTCATCTACTTCTTCATTAAACTCGTATTCGATATAATCATCAGTATACTCGATAGAAAAATATCGAAACTCTTTCTTCTTAATT